CACTGGTTCTTCAGTTACTTACTGTGTTGGTGGTTATGGAAAGTACAATAACAACGATGGTGGACCAGACCCAGCAGCAAATAGCGGAAGTGGCGCATCTGGAACAGCAGCACCAAGCCGTGGTGCGGATGGTATTGTAGTTATACGTTTAATCCCAACGTGACCCTAATTGGAGATGCTTCATGACAACTAGACGAATATTGATTCGTAGGGATACGGCGGCGGCTTGGACTGCGGCTAACCCGACTCTTGCTTCTGGTGAGTTGGGTGGCGAAACTGACACAGGGAAACTCAAACTTGGTAACGGCTCAACCGCATGGAACAGCCTTGCCTACCAAGGTGGCGTTACTTCGGTAAACGGCAATACGGGTGTAGTTACTGGGTTGGCGACAACTGCCGCTCCAACTTTTACGGGAACCGTAGTGCTCCCGTCTACCACGTCTATTGGTGATGTCTCTGCTACAGAGATTAGTTATCTTGATGGCGTAACTTCGGCTCTTCAAACTCAGGTCAACGCAAAAGCCCCTACCAACAATGCTTCGTTTACGGGCACCTTCAGCGCTCCATCTGGCACAATTACATCCACCATGTTGGCTGATGGTACGATTGTGGACGCAGATATTAATGCTTCGGCGGCTATTGCAGCAACAAAGATTACTGGCTGGGAAGATGACCAAGTAGTTTTAAACAACAGAATATTTAATTAGGAGAAATTATGGCAACTTTTAGCAAAACAATTCTTAGTGGGTCAACCGATGGCAAAGCCGTTAAAGTAACTGGTACGTCTACATCAGCGACAGTTACGGTTCACACTGGTCCAACAAATACAAGCCACCTACATGAAGTTTGGATTTATGCAAACAACACATCTGGTACTGATGTCAAGTTAACTCTTGAATGGGGTACGGCTACTGCCGCAGATGGCAACATTGAGTACACGGTTAAAGCCGAAAACGGTTTATATCTTATTATTCCAGGGCTATTGTTGAAGGGTAATGCTACAGCGTTGACCATAAAGGCATTTGCTGGAACTGGTGATGTTATCCTTTTAACTGGGTACGTTAACGTAATCGCCTAGGCTCTAACTACATGAGCCGTATTGACTATGCAATGAGCGGTGGTCGCTCCGTTAGTGCTGGCGCTCTTAACCCACGTACAGGACGAGGTCCTACTGCTCAGGCTGATGGTTATTGGCGTGGTGGTGGTGCATCACCTATAGCGTTTGAATACTTGGTTATTGGTGGCGGTAATGCTGGTGGTGGTGGTGGTTTAGGAATATTTGGTGGTGGTGCAGGTGGCGGTTACAGAACCAATGTTGCTGGTTCAACAAATGGTTACGGTGCTGCTCTTGAACCTGTACTAGAACTTGGTGCAGGAACTTATACCGTAGTTGTCGGGGCTGGCGGTGCATCAATAGGTGGTGCTGGTGGTTTAAGCACATTTGCAACAATCACTACTGTTGCTTCTGGAGGAACCACTGGAACTGGCGCTGGTGGCACTGGAAACGGCGGAGTTGGTTTGGCTAACTCCATTACTGGAGCATCAGTTAGGCGTGGCGGTGGTGGTGGTTCTGGTGGAGATTACTCAAATGGCACTGGTCAAGACGGTGGTGGTAATGGTTCTATTTATTTTAACGACTATTATGGATATGCATACACAAGAGGACCAGGTGCCGCCAACACAGGTGGTGGAGGTGGTGGAGGCGCTAACAGTAATGGTTTTGCTGGTGGTTCTGGTATTGTTATTGTTCGCTATTTAACTGCTGCTGCCTCTAGTGCTGGATATACAATTACTGGTGGAACAAAAACTGTTGGACCAACTGGTGCCACAACATACACTGTTCACGAGTTTACAAGCACAGGTACTACAAGTTTGGTGGTTGCGTAATGGCTCATTTTGCTCAAATAGATGAAAACAATATTGTTGTTCAAGTTGTTGTGGTTGCTGACGAACACGAAACAAATGGTTCGGAATGGTGTCACAATCTTTTGGGTAGAACTTTTGCCTCCTCCTCCCGCTAACTAATCCCTACCCTCTATTTAGGGTAAAATGGGGCATTACAATCCTTAAGGAGAGCCCGTGGCCCAAGCATATAAAGTTTTAGCCCAGTCCGCACCATCAGCCACCACTAATACAGACATCTTGACCGTAGGTGCAGGAAAGTCAATTGTTTCTTCAACTCTGTCTATCTGCAATCGTGGCACTGCATCAGCAACTTACCGTGTTGCCGTTCGCCCCGCTGGAACAACGTTGGCTAACCTACACTACATAATTTTTGATGCTGTTATTATGGCTAAAGACACCGTTACCCTTAGTCTAGGTATTACCTTGGCTGCTACCGATGTTGTGACTGTTTATGCTTCTAGCGCAAACTTGTCCTTTTCAATGTTTGGGGCAGAAATATCGTGATTTCTCGTCTATCTGAGAATAGTGCAACAAGAGGGTTAATTGGCACATTCACACCTATCAACACACAAACTAATACGACTTACACATTAGTGCTGGAAGATAGATCTAAAATAGTAGAGTTAAATAATATAAACCCAATTACAGTAACCATTCCTTCCGACTCAACTGCCCCATTCTATATTGGTGACACTATTGAACTACTACAAACGGGGGTTGGAACTGTATCGGTAACTACTGCTGGTGGTGTAACCCTTAATGGGGTTAGTGGTCAAACCTTACTTACTGGTCAATGGGATTCAATGAAGTTGATTAAGCGAGAAGCCAACTCTTGGGCAATTGTCGCTAGCAATATGGACTCACCTATTGTCACTAACTCTACTGCCTTACACATTGTAGATAATAGTGATAAAAACAAAATAATTGAAATGACTTCTAGCAGCGCTAATGTTGTGCGTGTCTCTAATGAATTAACTTTAAGTCCTGGTTCACAGATTACAATTATTCAAGCAGGAACAGGAAAAACACAAATTACTGTTTCAGGTACTACACTTCTGGCAACGCCAGGAGTATACCTACGTGCTAGGTACTCATCTGCAACTCTAATTAAAACCACCACAGCAGACACTTGGTATTTGATTGGTGATTTGAGCGCTTCGTGATTTATGGAAATACCGCATCTAGCGGAAAGTTTGTAGACGCACCAACTTCTATATCGGCAACTGCGGGGGATGGTCAAGCAACAATAAGTTTTACTGCTGCTGCACACGACGGAAAAGGCGTAGCAACTTATCAAGTAGTTTCTTCCCCAAGTGCGCTTACGGCAAGTGGTTCCTCATCCCCTATAGTAATAACTGGTTTAAGTAATGGAACTGCCTATACATTTACCGTGACGACAGTCAGCGGTTACGGAATAAATACCGTTTCGGTTTCCTCTAATAGTGTTACTCCTGCAGCAGCAGGTGGAGGTGGAGGTGGAGGAGGAGGAGAACCACCACCACCGCCAGTTGATCCATGTGCTGGCGCACCTTTGTGTACGTCCTGTAATGCGTCCCCTGTAACGGAAACTCAGTGTTTCCCTGGTGGTCTTGCTTACAGAAACTGTGTGGCTTATAATGGTCGCTGTTCCCCTGCCGCATGTGACCCTTGTAACTGTGCTTGTCCTGTTGTTACTGTTTGTGATGCTTGGATATTTCCTGGTTTTGGGTGCTAGCCTACAGGTATGAATGAACTTGAACAAGATATGTCGGTTAACCCAGTAATACAACAAGCAATGCTAAATATGGTCCATTTTGGAGTGATTGTTGATGGAGACTTTACAGGTCATTTTTCTGTGGGCGGAAATATACACATACCCTTAGTTGCTGGATTGCGTTCAGACCCAAAAATTATAGAAATGTCACAAGAAGAGGTTAATACTGTGACTCTTGGTTGGACGCATGACGGCTCTGGCTTTCAGCAACCATCGGAGTCCTTGTGAACGCATGGCAAGAATACAAAAAGAAGTTAGGTGACACTCGTCCTTGGGATTTAGTAAACCCAAATATGGCACGGGCAGATGAACAAGAAGCCACTGATAGGTATGCTATTTGTTTAGAATGTCCTAGTTTTTTAAAAGTGACTAAGCAGTGTAAGGAGTGTGGCTGTTTTATGGCAGCAAAAGTAAAACTAAAACACGCTGTTTGTCCATTAAAAAAATGGTAAAAGAATAAGAGACTATAATGGTCTGTGCTTAAACTTCGTAAAGGGTTTTGGATATATCTTCCTGTAGCGATTCTTGCTTGGATCGCTCCCTTTAACTCATCTGCTAAAGCCGACATGCTTGGTGAGTGGACATACAGCCAGTCACGGGATTGTGGTGGATCAGTTGAAGTTGTAAACAACAGCATCATCTTGCACGGCCCTGACTCAAATGGTTGTAGTGGTCCGAACTGGGTCAAGATTGAAACTACAATCCCTGCCAATGTAGGCATAATTGATTTTAATTGGGCATACCAAACCAATGATGGTTGGGTGTATGACCCACCACAATATGGCATCAATGGTAGTTACACGTTGATTACACAAAACAACAACTCGTCAGGAACTATGTCTGTCCCCGTTCAAGCAGGTGACGTTTTCACATTCCGTCAATACTCCATAGACACATGCTGTCAGCCTGGTCACCTTACGATTAGCAGTTTATCTCTGTGGAATGGTCTTGCTGAAACCACAACTACATCTTCTACGACTACCACAATTCCTGATACTACAACTACATCTTCTACTACCTCTACTACCTCTACTACCTCTACTACAACCACCACTTCTACGACTACTACAACTACAACTACTTCTTCCGTACCCCAAACAACATTGCCCCAATCAACAACGACCATGCCAGAACAGTCAACAACGACAACATCTACGACCACCTCGTCGGTGCCTGAATCCACAACCACCACAGAACCCGAAATACCACCAGTAGTCCAACCACCTGTAGAGGTTCAGCCCGAACCCACACCAGTAGTAATACCACCATATACGGAACCCATTCCAGTAGAGACAGAACCAATTGAAATAGAACTTGAAGAGACATTTCCTGACCTTCCTGAAGAGGTGTTACCTGATCCGATAACAGAGAACACTACCGTTTATCCACCCGCTACGCTACCGTTTGTTGACCCAGAAACTACTGAACCAGTCATAGATATTACTATTTCAGAAACAGAACTAGATAACATCCTTGAAAACACCTTTACGTCTGACGCTTCAACAGAAGAGATCATGGTTGCACTTGATGACTTTTTGAGCGCCGACCTCTCAACGGAGCAGTTTTCCACCGTGATGGATGCTGTACTTGCTGATACATCTGATACCGAGCAAGTTTCTGAAGTCTTAGTTTCTTTGCTGAGTTCTGAACTTTCAAGCGAAGAACTTACAATTGTGATGGATACCGTCTTTAGCGCAGAAGCGAGCGTAGAAGAGATGGGAGCAATCGTTGAGAACCTTCTGGATTCTGGTCTTTCTTTCGCAGAACTAGAAGCGGTCTTTACTGCTGCCTTTGACGGCGACCTATCCGATGAGGCAACTGTTGCCCTTGTTGAAGAGATTCTTAATAGCCCACTTGACGATAGAGAGTTCAGTACTGTTATTAACGCTATCTTTGATGAAAAGGTGTCTGATGAGGTTTTGACACAGACGTTTGACGCTATTTTGACACCTGAAATTTCTGATAACAAGTTTGCTCAAGTGGTTAATGTTCTTGAAAACGCCACCATTACAAACGATCAGGTTGCTCAAGTAGTGGATTTGGTCATTTCCCAAGAAGGTGGAGTAAGTGAAGGGCAAGCCACCGAACTGGCGACGAGCGCCAAAGTGCTAGAAAGCGTTTCAGGAGAGCAGGCAACTGAAGTCTTTGACGCAATTGTGGCTTCAGCGGTAACTTCAGAAGATGGTCTTGCCATTGTTGACGCTGTGCAAGATGCCCCAGAACCCGTTAAGGAATCTTTTGAGGAAGAATTAAATATCTACGAAGGTGTTTTTGACACCTATACCGCAATTGGATCAGGGATACCTGTCAGTGAGCGAAGAGTTATCATCGCCATAACTACGGTATCATTTATACTACCCGCACCAGTCATATCTAGGCGTACATAACATCACCACAATCCACGTAGAGCCCTCTAGGAGCCCCGTAGACAAGCCGTAGGTAGGTAGAGGTACCCCTATATAGGGCAAATCGTTAAGGAGCATTGTGAAGAAACTTTTATCTGAAATCCATGGCTTGACCTGGACTCTGGCAGGAACGGGGATGGTTCTTATCACCCTGTCAGGTGACACCCTGTCTTGGGGTGTTTGGATAACAATACTTGGATTGGTTGTACACTGCGCTACACTCTTTGCAAAAGGGGATGACAACGAGTAGAGAGTGTGCATGCAAAACAAAACAATTTCATTTTTAACATACGATTGGGCTTGGGGAACAAAACCATTACAACCTAACGGTTGCGCTTGGTACCGCTGTTTGCTACCTATGAAAGAGTTAGAGAAGTTTGGGTGGAAGGTCAGTATGGGCTTCCCACGCTGGCATGAAGAATATGGCTACGGTCAAATTATTAAAGAAGACCAAGCCGTACATGGTTGGAATATCCTTGTATTTAAATTGGTTATGCGTAAATCTATTACAGAGCATGTCCGAAAAGCCCAGGCACTTGGTCAAACCATTGTTGTAGACGTTGATGACTTTTTTGAGGGGTTAGACGAAAATAACCGTGCATATGTCAGCACTGACCCTCTGCGTGATCCTGAAAACAATCGTGACCATTACATAAAAATGATTTATGAAGCAGATGCAGTAATTACTTCTACCCCCTTTCTATACGATTTCTATTCAAAGCGCAGAAACAATGTGTTCTTGGTTCGCAATGGAATAGATATTGCTAGGTGGACCCGCCGTAAAGATGTGGCAAAATACAAACCTGTAGTTGGGTGGGTGGGTGCAACACCTTGGAGGTCTGGGGATTTAGAAACACTGCGCCCCCACATTCACCAACAGTTTACTAAACACAATTTAAAGTTTCACCATTCAGGTCATACCCCAGATGCACCTTATGCCTATGAGCAACTTGGTCTTCCAAAAGCACGTTGCACTACTATGCCGATGGCTCCAATCTTAGATTATCCAAAGTTATTTCCCCCAATAGATATTGGTATTGTACCTCTTAGTGATCTTCCCTTTAACCATGCCAAATCCTTTATTAAAGGTTTAGAGTATGCTGCTGCTGGCGTACCTTTCATTGCCTCTAAAGCACCAGAATACCAATACCTTGCTGAGTTAGGGGTTGGTAGGGTTGCAAATAGTAAGGAAGAGTGGGCTTATCATTTAGGAGAATTAGTAAACCCACAAATGCGTAAAGATGAAGCAATTGTAAATTATGAAATAGTTAGAGATGTATTTTCAATGGAAGTTCGTGGATCGGATTGGAATGAAGTTATGGAGAGGATAGCGAAATTATGATAGTCGTAGGAACAACACTTGCAGCATTTGTAATGGACAATGAGGACCACTGGGGTTCTTGGATGAAAAATGCAGAACAGGTAAAAGAAAAATATCAACAGTTTGGAAATTGGACTGACGTTACATACTTTGCAGCGATCCAAGTAGACGCTCGTGGTTTAGAACCTTTTAAACCGTTTATTGAACGCCTTGAAGCCATTGGTGGCACATACTGGACATACTCACTAGACGACAAGAGGACTGAAGTCACCACCAAAAATCGTATACGACATATCACTGCGGGACAGAGTCTCGTCAACGATTTTGCAATGTCAGACCCAAGGTGCACACATCTTTTGTTTATGGCTGCCGATTGTATGCCACCTGATGACATTCTTCCAAGGATGCTTGAAATGGATCACCCATTGTGTGCTCCGTACATTTCTACATACGGCTTACGTGGTCCATATGTTGAGGCATACCCATACCCAGTAATGAATGCAATGGCTTCCGCCGCTGCAATTTTTATAGCAAGGTCTGTGTTTTCTGGTATTCGCTGGCGATGGGATCTTGATGCGAACATGTCAGATGACCCATGTTTCCATCACGATGCTCTTAACTACCTACACATCCCAACGTATGTACGGGAAGATTGTGAAGCAATACATTACCCTGTAGCAGTAGGCGCAATTGAAACCCGTGGTCATGACATGACGGTCCATAGGTGATAAAGAAGTTACGGGAGTTTTATACTGCTAAAGAATTAGCAGAAATATACACCACACCACACGACCATGCAATCTATGGGCGAGGGCATGGTATTCGTGTAAACATGACAATACAACTTGCTAAGGACATGGCATATCAAGCAGAGGCAAAATCAGTTGCTGATCTGAGTTGTGGTAATGGTGCAATTGCCAAAGCATTGGATGTTGAGAAGACCATACTTGGTGATTATGCAGAGGGCTATGAATACTCTGGTTCGTTGGAAGTTAATTTAAAAAAGATTGAAAATGTAGACTTGTATATTTGTTCAGAAAGTATTGAGCATGTTGAAGACCCAAGTTCAGTCCTAAACTTAATAAGAAGTAAATCACAAACACTGGTCCTTTCAACTCCAATTGATGCTTGGTATGACACGAACGATGAGCACTATTGGGCTTGGGGTAAGCAAGATGTTGAGATGCTTCTGAAGAATGCTGGGTGGACCCCAGATGTTTTTGTTATGCTGGACACGACAGTATTTGGCGAACCATACATATATGGAATGTGGGGATGTAAATGAAAATTCTTATTACTGGCGATGCAGGGTTTGTTGGGGGATATTTCCACAAAGCGCTTGATGGTCACGACATCACAGGTGTAGACATAAAAAACGGAATAGATGCTCGTAAGTTTTTTGCAACAGATGAAACACACTTTGACCTCGTTGTTCACTTAGCGGCAATTGTTGGAGGGCGAGCAACCATAGAGGGTGAGCCGTTGTCTGTCGCAGTAGACCTCGCAATTGATTCTGAATTGTTTCAGTGGGCGTTAAGAACAAAACCAGGAAGGATTATTTATTATTCTTCTTCGGCTGCCTATCCAATTAAATTGCAAGATTATGGTTCTACTCACCACCTAACTGAGTCGGATATTGATTTAAACAACATTCAATCTCCTGACTACACATACGGTTGGGCAAAACTAACTGGAGAGATGCTTGCAAGTTATGCAGAAAAAGAAGGGCTGAGAGTCCATATATTCCGTCCGTTTTCTGGGTATGGTGAGGACCAGTCGCTTGACTACCCTTTCCCGTCATTTATTAAACGTGGTGTTGAAAAAGCAAATCCATTTAAAATTTGGGGTTCGGGTAATCAAGTAAGAGACTTCATACATATGGAAGACGTTGTTGCGGCAACATTAGAAGCCGTGCGACAAGACATACAAGGTCCAGTAAATTTAGGGCTTGGGCGAGTCACCTCATTTAATGACTTGGCAACTTTAGTAGCAACTGAATGCGGTTACTCTCCTGAGTTTGAAAGGATAATTGGAGCACCAGAAGGTGTCCAATATCGCGTTTGCGACCCTACAAAAATGTTGTCTTTCTACACCCCAAAGATATCCCTTGAAGAAGGAATCGCAAGGGCTGTACGGGCACAAAGGTAATAAACTGCTTCTTAGGGAAGTAATCTATAATTAGTGCATGGCTAGAGCACGAGGTTTAGGAGCAATGGGCAAAGCCCGTGTGCAGGACTCATTACAGGCTTTTTCATATGCCGATGAAAAAACTAAAGAAGCGCTCTTTAATAAAGAAGAAAACTTTGACCCGTGGACTGCTGCCAGTGGTGGTATTGATAATGCCACTGATGAAATGTTGGGAGAAAACACGAACGGACAAGACAGTACTCGGTTTACATTTGTCCAATACTTCTTTAACCCAGATACGTTAATTGGTGACATTTACATGGATTTCCGTGGCAAGGCAGGAAGAAAAAACCCTACCCAGTATGTGTTCAATAATGTTCCCGTATATCAGGCCATTAACTTTTATGATGCTTTATCTAAAGGTAAGACATTTAACACAGGCGGTATGACAGGTGGGTATGTTAAGTCTGATGCAACACACTTTTCTCGTCCGTCAGCAACACCACTTGGTGCAAAGTTTCAACATGGTGCATTCAGCCAGCAGCAACAAGATCAAGGGTTCCCAGCAATTAATAAACAAAATAAAGACCAAAACCAACTACCATTTGATTGGGGTACTTAGAAGCGTTAGACTAACCCAATGGGTTTAAATATTGTTCACGGGGTTGGGCGTATCTATTGGATTGTTAGGGATACAGCCACTAGCAGTACGCCAAAAGTATGCATAGGTTGGACTAAGGAATTAGGCGGGCATTGGAGAATTGGAAAAGGTCCACAAATTAAGATGGGGAAATACCTTTTACAGTTTGGTTTTTGCCGCCGACAAGAACCATTGAATGAAACTGATGGTATCCTCAGAGCAATAGAAGGCCGAGTGTTAGACACAACAGTCAGGGAGATTACAACATGGCGATAGGTATATTCAAAAAAACGTTAGTTGGTTTGGACAACCAACCTATTAGTAAAGCGCAACAGCGAGCATCTCGTTTAGATACACCATCCTTGTACACCTGGATGGATACAACCATTATGTCACTTGGTTCTTCCTTTGATGGTTGGAGATACAAGAGTTCTCCGTCTAGTGAAGTACGGGATTGCATAGAGGCATTACAAGTAATTTGGGCAGAACTAGAAAGCAGGACAACTAAATGAGATCCGCTGAAGAAATTAAGATGGATAAGACAATTACCCTTGCTCAACAAGTTGCTTATCGGATTAACGCCTTTCCCCATCATGGGTTGCTGAAGCGGATTAACTACCAATTGGTTGCTAATACTGAGGATATGTACGATTTCATATTGCAAGTAGAGAACGTAATGGATGAGTTGGCTGAAATGAAAGAGTTATACAGACCCCGTTTACCAAACCCAGATCAACTACAGTTTGATTTTGGGGATGGTGTAGCCTAGTACGTATGGCTGAAGCCCTAATTGACGAAGAATCTGAGTTATTACCTGAAGATATTGGCGAGGAACTTGATGAGACCTCTGCTGAATTTGTTGACCAGTTAGTTACAAAATTAGTTTTATTTACAGAACAGTTTTGTGATGTTGAGTTCTTCCCTTATCAAATCCCGATTGCTTACCGAATTATTGAATCTATTGTCTTAGGTGACGGTGAAGAGATTACACTTATAGCAACTCGCCAAAGCGGAAAATCAGAAGTTCTCTCTAACGTATTAGCGGCGCAGATGGTTATCTTGCCAAAACTTGCCAAAGTTTATCCCACATGGTTATCTAAGTTTGAAAAAGGTTTCTGGGTTGGGGTGTTTGCTCCTACGGAAGATCAGGCAGACACAGTGTTTAGTCGTATTGTTAGTCGCTTAACTAGTGAGCATGCTATGAATTTCTTGCTAGATCCAGAGATTGATGACAAGGCTACCTCTGGTGGTACTCGTGGTAAGGGAAAAATCATCACCATGAAGCGCTCTGGTTCTATCTGCCGAATGCAGACTTGTAACCCAAAGGCAAAGATTGAGTCAAAGACCTACCACTTTGTGCTTATTGACGAGGCTCAGGAAGCCGATGAGTTTATGATTACCAAGTCAATCAAGCCGATGTTGGCGTTTAACAACGGAAGCATCATGCTCACTGGAACAGCATCTAGAACTAAATCTTATTTTTATAAAATGATCCAATACAACAAGCGTAGAAGCACTCAGGGTAGGAAAAACATACGAGACTGCCACTTTGAGTACGATCACCGTATTGCTTCTAAGTACAATGCAAACTACGGAAAGTTTATTTCTAAAGAAAAGTTGCGAATTGGTGAAGACTCTGATGAGTTTCAGATGTCGTACTGTAACCGATGGATGCTTGAAAAGGGTATGTTCGTTACTGAAGAGCGCATGGAACGGCTGTATGACACGTCAATGCCATTAGTTAAACAGTGGTGGAGAACCCCAGTAGTGGTGGGTATTGATGTTGCCAGATCAAATGACTCTACGGTTGTAACCGTACTTTGGGTTGACTGGGACCATGCAGATCCTTTTGGGTTTTACGAGCACCGAATCCTTAACTGGTTGGAAATTAACAATGAGGAATGGGAAAGCCAATACTTTCAAATTATTGACTTTTTAAGAAATTATGATGTGTTCCGCATAGGCGTAGACTCTCAAGGTGTTGGTGGCGCAGTTGCTGAACGACTAAAGATACTCCTACCTGACATTGAAGTACTAGCAATGAGTTCTGATTCAAAAGCACAAAATGAGCGCTGGATTCACTTAACTGAACTTATCCAACGAGAGCAGTTAGTTATTCCTGGGCACTCTAAAGCCCGTAGAACTAGGAATTGGAAGCGATTTAATCAGCAAATGAATGACTTGGAAAAGGTATATCGGGGTCCATATATGCTGGCAGAAGCGCCTAATGAAAAGGGTGCATTTGATGATTATCCAGATTCACTGGCTCTCGCATGCGCTATGACGGTACATGATACTATGCCTACTGTTCAAGTTGGCGAAAACCCGTTTTTTAATTAGTGGTATTCTTGAAAGAAACCCTTATCTACGAGGAGTATATATGACAGTATCACCAGCCCCTATGATGCCTGAAAAAGCACGTAATGAAATTATGTTTGAGCGTACAATGGCTCCGAGCATTCCAGGTAATAAGGGACCGCTTCGCTTTGAAGAAGGTGTTGCAACCGACACTGACGTTCCAAACGACTTTGGTCGTGGAGCCTATGAGGACACCGCACCATCGCCTATGCGAATGAACCACAACAACCCTGAAATGATGTACAAGCATGCAGCAGACACCATGCGTGAGCGTGCCCATGTGGGTTCCGCATCGTGGGTAGAAGCCCCATCGGTACTTTCAGAGTTTGTTGAAGGTGCAATGGCAGGAGATGACATGCCTAAGTGGGAATACTCCTACAACTCAGGTGGTCACATGAACCGTCCAAACGTAACGGTAGTTAACGACTAAACATGCCCGACAGTGGTTACGCCTCTGTTGATGCTACAGCAAGTGATGATGCAGGTGTTGACACCTCAGATTCTCCTGCCCTAACTACAACCGACGATCTTGCAGTAGGTATTGCCCAAACTTATGGGCTGTCATCGCAAGGTAAGTACATGTTCCCAAGTCGTCTTGGGGAGTTTCAAGCATCCTTTCGGGCAGAGCCTCCACAAACACGTGAACGTCGTCGTCCTTTCGTCTTAGCCAGTTACCTAAAAAGCACTGGTGCTGTTAATACGTTCCAACCTACAGGTTATGCCGTACCTAGAAACCTTACGGGTATGGAGACATTACAGGAATCTCAATTTAATCCTTCGCCTAACGTAGAAGGCGGAGACCCAATTGACAGTGCGTTTTCACCTCAAGAACCAGCACTTGATCGTAAAACAAGAGACACCGTACACCCTGAAGAAGAAGGACGACTTATTAAAGAAGTAGATATGCGTAGGCGTTCTATCCACGTTAACAAGGGTCGCAAAGACCAGTACGACTACCAAGGGTGATTTAAATGGCAAAAGAGTTTCTTGAAGATATTCTAAAGGGAGTATCTGTTCGTGATATGGAAGGTGTACATCTTCCATCTGCCCGTGCAAAGTTTGCTGAAATCTCTTCAAAGACTGAGAGCCCATATAAACCTGGTCAGTTTGGTAGTACAAACCCCAGAATGCTTTCTACCAGCGTAAAGTTTGAAAAGAACAAAAAGATTGATGATCCAGTTCTTAGCCGTGTTGAAGCAATTGGTATGTACCTCATGCCTGCTGGTAAGCATGGTTGTGCAGATGCTTGTAAAGATAAGACCGCTGGTTGTAGTGCAGGGTGTCTAAACACAAGTGGTCGCCTTAGTACAACTATCCCTACCCAAATGGCTCGCACCCAATTCTTAACAGAATACCCTGCGGAAGGTTTGGCAATCATTAGGGATGAAGCCCATACTGCATTTGAAGGGGCTATAAGGAGAGGGAATCTCCCATCACTCCGCCTTGATGGAACTAGTGAATTACACATTGACCACATGGATGCAGGCGATGCTATCTTTGGTGGACCTAAAGGCCGTTACCAGCAAACCCGTGGCAAAGAGTTTGGTCCGACTGCTGGGTTCCCAATGGCTATTGGTAGTGAGTACGGCAAACGCTACGCAAGGGATGTTCTTCCTGGGGCTACCCCAAAGTCACGTCAATCAAATGTTACCCGTGTAGGTAGTTGGAGCGAACGCTTAACAAAACCACGTGCTGAGCAAATGATTTCAGCAGGTGAAGATATTGCCCTTCCAGTAACTAACTTTGGAACATCCTCACACCCAAAACCAATACCGTCACATCTCCAAATGCAATTTGGTAGTGGTGACAGTTTGATTGTTCCTGCAACCGATTATGACACTCATGACATTGTTGGAACCAGAAAACAAACTGGTTCTGCTGGTGCTTTACGAATGAAGTCTCCTGGATTTGGACTTGATCCAGGTCTTTCTATTACAGAGCAGAGGGCTAAGGGTAGATTTCTTCGTGAGCATCCTGCCATTGGTGAGCCTATTAATACTCCTAAGAAGCGTAGAGGTTAATGGACTATGACAGATTCGTGGGCCCTCATCATTGCTGCTGCAATACCAGCACTAGGAACTGGAGTCGGTTTTCTTATAAGGGAATTCAAGAATTTCCGAACAGAAAATCGTCAAGACCACGCAAACGTTATGCACGAATTACGAAAAGTAAGGCAAAGTGTTAATTCCGTTGCAGACCGCTTAGGAACACACATTGACTGGCACATGGATAAGGACAAGAAATGAAAAGACTTTTGTTTGTATCTGCACTTTTGTTAGCAGGCTGTGGCTATGACGGTAAGTACCGTTATGAATGCCAAGACCCAGAAAACTGGGAAAAGTCTGAATGTCAGCGTCCTGCATGCCAAGTAGACGGGGCATGCCCAGACACATTACTAGGTTTTGATCCAAGTCAGAACACAGTATCCATAGAACCACTTCCAGTAGAGGAGATAGTTACCCCATGAAACCACGTTTAACTTCAGCAGAACTAGATGCCCGTTTAAAGTTTGTAATTGGGTGCATGCTCGGCTTTGTACTACTCATTACAACTGTCGGTGTTCTCTGGGCACTTGTATTTGTTACTCAGCCTATCGGTGCTCAGGCCGAAAATGACAAAATGTTCTTTGGTGTATTGTCTAGCGTTGCAACGTTTATTACAGGAACTTTGGCTGGTTTGATGATTTCTACTGGTCGCAATAATGAAGATAAAAATGGAAACGGTATTCCAGATGATGAGGAGATTGCATGAGTAAGGTTGCTTGGGATTATATCGTCCCCGTAGTTCTTCCAAAAGATCTTAAGGGTATTGAACCAGGAAAACTTCCTGAAAATCTTCTTAAGGCTGTTCCTGGTGGTGGCAAGATGCACTGGATTGCAGCATGTGCATGGATGGCAATGGTAGAGAAGGCAAAAGCCGCAGGCGTTGAACTAAAACCCACTAGCAGCGGCGATACATATCGCACTTACGAAAGCCAAAAGTCTGGATTTTTGACCCGCTACACACTTGACAAAGTGGACGGAACCAGCACTAAAACCTTTGAAGGCAAGACTTGGTATCTCAAGAAGGGTATGGCGATGCTTGCCACGCCTGGTAAATCGCAGCATAACCTCGGTTTGGCCTGTGACGTTCATTCCGCGTCTGAGCCAAAGCGCCTCAACTGGCTTATTGCAAATGTTAAA